ATGTTAATGTTAAAACATTATTTACAACAGTGCCTCCAAGCAAGTTATTGGCAAAGTTATAAATAATAATGTTATCAACAACATTTGTTATCAATAATATTCCGCTTATATCCACAGATGCATAGTCTGTAAATGTTATTGTTTTTGCATTTTTATCAAATAAATAATTATCTATACGTAGTTTCATTTATAATGTGTTTTATCCCAATGCAATGCTGTAAGCAATTGCTAATGTTTCGCTAATTCCCGATCCGCTGCCAGCTGTAAGATATGTGTTATCATCTATACTACCGTCAGCCTTTAAAAACTGTGAAGCCGTTCCATTTTTTCGAATGAAATTATCACTCTTAACGTCTCCGTCAATATTCAGGTCTTCAAATATTTGTTTCTCGCTCATAGTTTTAAAAATAAATACTGATATTATCCAACAACGATAACCCTATAAGCAACCCCATTCAAAGGTGCATTATTAAAATTAAGCGTCAATGTGTTTAAATCTGTAATTGTTTCACTCACCTCAACTTTAGCCAATGTGGATGCATTTAAAACGGATGCAACAATATCTAAGGTTTTTAAGCCATGCGTTATGGTAAATGTTGTTGTCACATTATTGCCAGAAATGGTTGTTGCATATTTTGCTGTTAATATACCTGCTGTCGGTAATGTTATATTTGTAGTATCTGTGGTATTAATAATAGTGTCTGACGATCCACTTAAAGTTAGATTTCCTTTAACAGTTATAGTTTTTGCACCATTATTAATACCTGTGCCGCCATAGGTAGGATCAATAATAGTACCATGCCACGTACCTGTTGTTATAGTACCTAGAGTTGAAACGCTGCTAAGTTTTGATGGAACTATTGCTTTTGATGTATCAACAGCAGCAGCGACCTCTAAAGCCGTAGCAATCGCAATAATACCTTGAGCACCTTCACTTGCTGATACAATGTCAGGTATATTTTTATTTACCAATGTCCAATCGGATAATGTTGTGGGAGAATTCACTTCAGCAATGATCATATCGCCGACCTGAACAGGCTCAGTAAAAAATGTGCCATTGGTTGTAACAGTATATGTCCAGCCTTTAGTTATCCCTGTTATTGGAGTTGAGTCGAGCATTGGGGAGTTGGCGGCAGCATCGTATCCTGACTGATAGACTAACGCACCAGTCACAACACTATCTATATAAGTTTTAATTGCTTTAGCTGTTGCTAAAGTGTCATCACTAGCACTAACAGTTGTTAAATCCGAATCAATTAAAATGGCTTGAATATCTCCAGCAATTCTACCCAATATGCTATTTACAGGTAATGTGATAGCACTCATACTCGCAGCCTGTTTCGCCAAAACTGAGTATGCACCATAATCATTAGATAGAACTGTGCCCATTAATCTATCATACAATGCTTTAGATAATAATCCAGCATTTATGGTATCAGCAACAGGCAACACAGTGCCAGAGCCAGTACTACTATTAATAGTGATACCTGTTGGCGTCGGCGTATTTGTAAGATTTGTGCCTGTACCACCAGCGATCCATGCAGTGCCAGTCCAATTATATGCCAATTTATCAGCTGTATTCCAGTAGGTAAAGCCAGCATCATTAATAGTTAATGTTGGGTGCGTAGCTAAATTTTGTAATTTGAGATTCAATAATTGATTTTTATTTAAATCAATATCAAATAGATAATCTCTTTTTGCCATAAGTATTTCTTGTTTTATTTTTTCATGTATTATTTTTAATTTAGTTCAGCAAATCCACTGAAACCAGCTGAAAATGTTACGATAATATTATAATTATCAATATATTGTATAGCTCCCTCAACAACTGATCCAGCACTATCTGTGATTGTTACCGATGGCTTTTTATTCATAGTATGCAATATGTGCCAGATATCTGAGGGAATACTTTGTTCAAATCTGAAATAATGCACTGGACTTATTTGCATTTCTGTATTTGGGCTATTACTAATAATAATAATACCTGAATTTCCGTCACGCATACCAGAAGATACTGGCATAATATCAACAAACTCTAATACATTCTCATGACTATCACTCAATATTAAATCTCCAGACATAGTTCCCATAATTTAATAATTTTTAACACTGTTATCGTTTAATTCTATATTTGTAATATTAATAACAAATATTCTATCAAATATACCATCATCAATATCGCTAATATCTGTCCATTGAAATTTTATCTCTGCGAACAATATCTCATTGCTATGCGGCGACGTGATCTCATTCGGAACAATAAAGTCATAGATGAAATCATTAACATATATTAATGGTCTCCATCCAGCCTCAGAAGCTTTCTTATATTTAGCCAACTCAACGCTTGGGTTATTTCTACTCTTAATTACGACCTTTATATCAAGCATATCCGATAAATTTTTATATGTACCGTCAATATTCCTGTATTTTATAGACTTTCTAATATCTGAGCCTGCATTTATCTGTGTAAATGTTACTGGCTGATTTAATCGTCTGATTAATCTACCGCCATTTATTACAGAGAGATCATAAGCCGAATTGGATAACGCTAAAATAATGGCATTTTGTCTAACCTCATTATTTGCTAATGCCTTATTATAAATTCTAAGCTTCTGAATATTACCGATATAAGAACTATTGAAATTGTGTTCGATAAGTTGATCGTATTTCGATGGGTCAAGAGTTAAAGAAGTCTTATCAAAGTCAGTATAATGTAACGAATGTTTCAATCCGAATGATCCGCCACCCCAGCTTATATTATATGGTACACCCAATTGTTTTTCATCGTCATTTTTCAATCCTCTAAAATAGAATTCATCGAAATCAGATATTCCCCAGAATAAGCCACCATTGATATAAATGCTTAACGTTCCCTTTCTTTGAGCATAGCATTGTGCTTTATTCGGATCATAATTCTGAATTATGCTATCAGGAGTGAAGACGATATCTATTAAAGACCATCCGATTCTGCTAATAATATTCGGTGATACAACATACATCACATTGCCCTGTGCATTGACATATCGTATTCCGATTCGTTTATCAGAAGTAATTTCGAAAGCAATTATATTATTCTTGATGTTATCAATTTGCATTGTGTCAATATCAACAACGACAGCGTATTCTTCTGGCTGTCTAAATGATGTGTATGTTGCGTCAAGCTTATCATATCCAGCAAGATAATGTAATTTGGATGTAGTTATACCAGATAAAGTATAGGTATAGCCAGTTTCTTTTGCGTTGTATAGTATTGTCGTGCCACTAACGGTTATAGTTTCTCCGAAATATGCCTGTGAATATTTATCCTCTGCTCTTAAGCCCATTAGGTAAAATATGCCAGCACTTTGGGGAAGTATTTCGATTAGCGTTTCAATTGTGATGCCATCATTATATCTCGATGGAAGTAATTCGTAGTCATAGCCGTCCAGCTTGAAAAAGCCTTGAAAATAGCCGTTTACCAAGCTCATGTAGTTACCAACAGATGTTCCTGTTACGGCATTTAACTCGTAACCGTCATAGTTAATACTATCGCCAGATACTGAATAATACCCAACACGATCCATAATCATTTTATTGTCTGACGGATCAATGTAGAAACCATCGCCAATATGTGAAACTCTACCATTGTCGATTGCAGTTAAGCCAAAATCAGGTAAAGTTAATGCATTTACAGTTACATTACTTAAGCCATTAATACTCTTAATAATGTATTCATTACCGAAGTTCCATGATCCGCTATCGCAGATATCTATATTCACAGCTAAACTGTTTACCAACTCTCTATTTATATCCATTTTATTGCTTAAATGTATTTAATATATAAATACTAATTTATTATATTGTGGGACAGTATTTATAATAAAAAATTACGTTGAGAAACCAAACAATAAATATTTTGATATGAATCGTATTAATAAGGATAATGTTACAGAATTAATTAAGGAAGTATTAGAGCCAGAAGAGGTAAATATCAACTCCTTAAAAATGCAAACAACTCTAAATCCTGTGATATGGGATGAGAGAGGTGCTTTACGACCAGAGATTAGAAAACAGTTATTATTGAATGCCAGACGATTTATTGAGTTCTGTGATATTGAGTCAATGAAATATAATGATATTATTCTCACAGGTAGTATGGCAAATTTTAATTATAATGCTACTTCGGATATTGATATTCATATCGTACTAGATTTTGATCAAATCTCTGATAATGAGGAATTCGTCAGAGACTATTTTAAATTAAAAAAAGACTTGTGGGCTAATAAACATGACATTACTATTAAAGGATACGACGTTGAGATTTATGTTCAAGATACTGATGAACCTCACAAATCAACTGGAATGTATTCTCTGATCAAAAACGAATGGATTGCTAAACCGTTGAAGAAAATTGTGAATATTGATACTAAAACAGTTATGACTAAAGCCAACGATATAATGCAAGCAATTGACGAACTTGGCAATATAAAGGATAATGAACTATTCTATAAAACCTATACTAAGTTCTTGCATAAGCTAAAAAACTATAGACAGGCAGGCTTAGATACTAATGGCGAGTACTCTGTGGAAAATCTGGTCTTCAAGATTTTGAGAAATAATGGTTATCTGAAAAAACTAATCGATGAAAAAAATAAACGTATTGATTACGAACTCACTTTAGATCAGTAAAATAAATAATATAAAAATAATGTTTATTTTACTAAAAAATAAACTATTTATAAGAAACTTAGTAAATAAGAAATAAAAACGATAAAAATTTTATAATGAAAAAAAATACATCTAAAGAGGCGTTTTGCAACAGACTCCAAGAATTATCTGATATTAAGGATTTTAAATCAAAATCTAACGACAGAAATATCGGTACACTAATTGACATTGAGAGAAACAGCGACGGCGTCGCTTTTGGTATTGTAAAGGAAAACCACAATTATTATATTAAAAGAGGCGGAACTAAACAAAACCTTGACGCATCAGACTTTTGCTATATCGGTGGTCTTGAGAATATCACATCATATCAGTTTCATACTCTTGCTGAATCTGAAAAACAAAGAAACTATATGATCGCTGAAATGAATCAGTCAGCTGGTATTCGCGTCAACGCATCTGTAAGTAAAATGATTATAAGCGAAGATGTTGCTGGCGAACATATTAAGAATGCCGAAGCTTCTTTGGACACTTTAGAAGCTGCTACGGCTGCTGAAAAAAGCTCACCAGAGATCACAGCAAATGATGGCGGCAACATGGGTGCTGGCGATATGGGTGACGGAAGCGAAGCTGGTATGGGCGACGATATGAACACTGGTACTGGTGATATGGGTGCTGGCGGCGAAATGGGCGATGACATGGGTGACGGAAGCGAAATAGGTGATGAACCTGCTGGTGCAGAAGGTGATGAAGTTGGCGTTGATGGTAACAAAGCAATTGAAAAAGCAATTGGCAAATTAACCAATACTATTAGAAAAGCCGATATGACTCCAGAAGAAAGCAAATCATTTTTAGCTTCATTGATTTCATCGTTTAAAGAAAAACTACCCGAAATTGAGGTTGAAGATAGAAAAGAACTTGCCAACAAGTTAATGAAAATTAATGACTCAGGTGAAAAAGACCTTGAAGATAGTATGCCAGACGAAACTGAGGTTGACGAAACTGCCGAAGTTGGCGAAGAAACTTGCTCAGAATGCGGTGGATTTACACAGTACGCTGAATCTCGTGGTTATACACAGGAAAGCATTATGGAATGCGGCGACGACGAAATGGGAAGTCTTATTTCTGGTTATGCTAATGCACATAAAGAAGGTAAAAATAACGGTGATGCTGAAACAGTGTCTTTATATACCAATCCAAAGGTTAATGAATCATTAGTCGAAGAATATGGTCATGAGGATTATGTTAATGAGGTTCTGAAACCAGAAATCATGAAACTAAGCGAAGCCACTGACGAAGACAAACAATTAAAGATTGCTGAAAGTTGGAAAGTTGCAAAAATTGGTAAGAAAGCCGCCGTTAGCACTGGAAATACTTTAATCAAAGAAGAAAACGATCAGAAATTTAAAGTATATTTCAAAAAAGACAAATTTAAGACAGAAGATAAAGGTACATTGAAGAAATCTTTCCTTACAAAGGATGAAGCCGATGCCTATGCTAAAAAGATGAATGCTGGCGTAAACCATGTATTTGGAAATGATGCTGGTTACGTGGTTGTAGCCGAACCAAAAAAAATCAATGAAACCGAAGACGACGAAGTTGAAAATGATAATGATAACATTGATGATCTTAGTGCGCTTGGCGATCTTGATTTGGGTGCAGAAGGCGATACCGATGCAAACGTAGACGATGTTGATGATGTTACTGCTGTTACAAGTGGCGCACCTATTGAAACTCCTGCTGAGGATAGTATGTTCGCAACTGATTCTCAATCATTGGGAGCAGTTAATCCATCACCAATGGCTACAACAGAACCTATTTCAATGGGTGCTGAAACTGGCGTTGTTGTTGATGTTAATGCTCAGTCAAAAACTGTTAATGTAAAAATGAATGAAGGTAAAAAGCCTACATTCATTAAAGGTCAAAAACCAGACTTTGGTAAAAAGGATGATAAACCTAAAGATGAAAAAAAGGGTGCGAAACCTACATTTGTTAAAGGTCAGAAACCAGATTTCGGTAAAAAGGATGGCGAAAAAGAAGAAATTTCCGAAGACGCATCGGATGTTAAAGCAGCATTGGCTAAAGGAACTGCTAAGAAAACAACTCCTGTAACAAGCGTGGCTAAAACACCAGCTGGCGGTGAAAAGGGAAATTCAGCATCTGTTGTAGCATCCTCATTAGCAAAAGGAACTGCTAAGAAAGCTGGGGCAGTTACAAGCGTAGCTAAAACACCAAATGGCGGCGAAAAAGGAAACTCCGCATCAATTGTAGCGGCAGCTTTAGCTAAAGGTAAAGTATCTATGAGCGAATCAGAAACAAAATTGAGAAAATATGTTAAAAATCATTTACTCGAAATTGCTGGTTTGAAAAAAGCTACTCTAAACGAAAGTGCTAAATCTCCAAAATTGAAACAATTAGACAAACTGATCGAAAGTCAGTATGCGGATTTTAAAAAGCTTAGTATAAAATAACAAATCGTATATGTTTTAAACAAATGCCTCTTATATAGAGGCATTTGTTTTTTATAAAAAATTGTAATAAAATGAATTTAATACTATTTAATATAAAAGTAATCTTATGGCAACTGTATATGACGAAGAAGGTCTTAAATTAATCTATGTATTGAAAATCGGATATAATTCGAAAGACGAAGGAATGTTCGAGTTTATTTTCTCCAATGATCCTACGAATATTAATATTAAGGAATGGTGTTGGGATTTGATTCCAGCCTACGATAATGCAATACCACCTACCGAAGACTATATCGGGGCTGTAATAGGCTTAAAAACGTCAACGTTTGACTTATTCTGTTTACATGAAGACGTTACCAGAGAATATATGCATGGTGTTCATACAATTCACGCATTAGCATATGAAACCGAACGAACAAGTGATAATGGTTATACCCAATTTGAAAAATTGATGGAAGATGACGAAGATCAGCCATTGTTGGTATTTCATTATGGAATGACTTTAGCCAGAGTAAAAGAAATATTCAGTGCCAGAAAAATAATCTTACGGAACGATAATTTTGTTGAGGTGTCATCAATCAAATTTTAAACAATCGGCATGGCTACAAAAAGAAATAATGATGATAATTCGGAAATTGATAATAATCAGTTCCCAGACCATATACCAGCTGTCGCTTTATCAAGTGCTAGCGAACAGATAAAAAAAGACGAATTAAGAAAATTAGCCAAGGAGCTAAGAAAATCTGGCGGTAAGGTTGAACCAGTTATCATAACAACAAACGGAACAATAAAAAAAGCCAGTGAACTTAATATGGCTGAAAAGAAATGCGAAATCGTAAGATGTACTTCTGACCCAGCCTATTTTATTGAGACCTATTTAACAATTTTTGACCAGACGCAAGGGCTTGCTGGTCGAATTGTTCCTTTTAAATTATTTCCTTTTCAGCGTAAATTAATTAAAGCATATTTATCATTCCGATATAATATTGCTAATAAATATAGACAGGCAGGTATTTCTACAGCAACATGTGCATTCATTGCTTGGTATGTGATGTTTAATAGTAATAGAACGGCAGCGATTGTTGCCGATAAACTTGAAACTGCTCGTGACGAGTTAATGAATGACGTTGTTGAATTCATTGACGGCTGTCCTGACTGGCTTAGACCGAAAACAGGTAAAATGGCTGGTGCTGAAAAGAACTACAAAGATACTCAGAAGTTAAAACGTTATGATAATAACTCCGCATTGGGTGCATTTTCAGCTAAGAGTGGACTTCGTGGTACAACTCCAACACTATTGTTTTGGGATGAAACTGCTTGGACTGAAAAATCTGATAAATTTTGGACTGCTGCCAGACCTACTATGAGTACAGGGGGTAGTACTATTATGGTAAGCACGCCATCTGGCTTAGACCCCGTTTTCTATAAAACATTTGAGGGTGCTAGAAAAAAGGAAGAAAAAAATAACTTTAATGCAATTGAATTATGGTGGTATAATGATCCACGATATAATAAAGACCTTGTTTGGCTGAAAAACAAGAACAAGGATACTGAGATTAAGCTAGTTGACGATAATTGGGCTGACGACTATCGAATCAAATTAATGGATGACGGCTGGGAAGCTTCATCACCTTGGTTTGAGGAACAGGTAAGAGACGCCAACGGTGACATGAAAAAAATTGCTCAGGAAATTTTATGTGTTGGGAAAGATTCAATTGTAACCATAAGAGATGTTGCAACCTTGGATGTGATTAATTTAAGCATTTCCGAGTTATATAACAATTTGCCTCATTTAACGTCAAGTATAAATATAAACAGCAGACTTGAAATTTTCACCACAAATGGATATTCGAAATTTTATGGCGTTGATAAAAAATATAAAAACAACGGATTTAAAGTTTCATTGGCGACCGATGATCAGATTGTAGTGAGTGAGGATCATATATTTCTAGCTAATGGTAAGAATATGCCATTAAATTCATTAATACCAGATGTGTCATATCTTACTACTATTTATGAAGATTCATTCGTAAAATCGATTGAGCCGTGCGATGAAACAGAGTTTTATGATATTATTGATTCAGAGGGATGTGAATATTTTGCCAACAATATTTCAAATCATAATTGTTCATTCTTAGGTTCTGGCGATAACTTTATTGACGAAGAATATCTAAAAAGAATACAGGATCATGAGGTTAGAGTTCCAATACGTCAGGAATATACCGATAAGAATATGTGGATATTTGAAGATCCTATTCCAGAGGAACAATATGTTCTAGCTGTCGATGCATCGCCAGGCCATGGAGAGGATAATTCAACAATCAATATACTTAAACGTAATGAATATATTGAAAAGAAAATGATCACAAAAAATGGTAAGACAAAGGAAGTCAAGTTAAAGAAATTTAAAATAGAACAGGTTGCCGAATATTATGGTAAAATAGTGCCGCAAGGTCTTGCAGAAATCGTATACCAATATGGAAAGGCTTATAATAATGCTTATGTTGTCGTGGATATAACTGGTGGCTATGGTGTGCAAGCTGTTGAAAAATTATTGGAGATTGGCTATGACAATGTACACTATGCCGAAGTATCTCATAAACCGTCGAGAGATCGTTTACAGGGATACATTAAGAAAGGTCAGAAATCTATGACAGATGGTGCTGTTATTTATGTTGACTTAATTCCAGGTTTTTTCATAGGAAATAACAGAGCATCAGTGCTATTAGAGCTTCAAAGATCGATTCACTTAGAGGATATTATAATCAGATCAACAAGATTATTAATGGAATTGAAGACATTTGTTACTGTTGCTGGAAATCGTGTTGCAGACCATAAGAGATCATTTCACGATGACTCAATTATGGGACTGTCAATTGGACTATATGTTATCAACTTTGATATGGCTAGATTTAAACAAAGTAATAGCACGACTGAGCAAATGTTAAAATCTATTTTGTCTGCCAATGATATAAAGGTTATTAGCGAACAAAGAGGTGAGAAGCCTGTGCCAAAGATATCTCCGAATAGTTCATCGCCCTTAAATCCTTATATTGTAAATGCATGGCTATTTAGCGGCATAAAACAAAAATAAAAAAGAAATACTATTTATATATTGATACTTTACGATAAATTCAAGTATTTATAGAAAATTATAATATTTTATAAAAATGGAAAAAGATAAGGACAAAGGAACAGTATATCAAAAGCTAAATGGTATCTTCAATTTTGACGGTTTTGGTATTACCACAGGTGTTGAGCGTGATGTAAAGAACAATAAAGTAATTATAAAGGGTAATTCGCCAGAAGAGGTTCAAAGAAAGGGACTTGAGCTTGAACAGAAGAGAAGTCTTATAAATAAATTCACAAAAACGACTGATAGAAACTATCAGAAAGCTTTACAATATGAATCAGCTAGGTTGCCAGCATATATGGACTATGAGGGTATGGAATATTACCCAATTATTTCAAGTGCACTTGATTTATTTATGGAAGAAGCAACCACAATAGGCTTGGATGGTAAAATGCTAAACATTTATTCGAATAAGGATCGTATTAAATACCTTTTAGAGGATTTCTACTACAATATTCTAAACGTTAACACGAATCTTCCATTCTGGACAAGAAAT